GTCATTTGATGAGTCTGATATTTTATGGTTGGAAGCAAATTGTATTTTTGTGGAGATAAGCTCCGCTATTTTTACTTCTCGTGCCAGTATAGAGTAGAGTTGAAACGAATAGAAAGACGGTCAGTTGTGGCGCCTGATGCACCTTGACTGAAAATATCAGTGACAAAATAATTTCCCATCCCGCGTTTATCCGTAACAGAGTAGTCAGCTGTCGCCATGGTGGCTCCAGATTCGTCATCATCGAAAACCAAGTTTTTGTTCATAGGGTGATAGAGTTTGTGTTCACGCAAGATTCCGCGTTCGTTACCACTTTTGTAAACCCATGTCTTGTCGAATTTCAAATCAATTCGAGTAGTATCAATAGGCGCACTGATGATGTCATCCCAATCTACGCCTTCGGCTCCTTTGAAAATGACTGACTTATGATTAAGATATGTCTGGGGCAGAGTGTCGGCAAGCATATTAGCAGCTAGTCGCTGCCGTCCGTCAGAAGTTTCGATGCTTCCACTAGCGACCTGGCTACGCTCAGTTCCAGACGGATCACTATTGGCCGCTGTAAGGAAGGTGGGGTCCCTGGAGGTAAAGCAGATGCGTCGGTGAAACCACGGGTTCCCAGTATTAGTCTCGATTCGGACGTGTTCGCTGAACCCTTTCATGTAGACTGTTTGTAATCCACGGACTGCGTCGCGGATGTAGTAGTTAGGGGTTGTGCCAGTGATAAGATCCATGGCAGTAGGTCTGTAATGGATATAGGCCAAATTTTGATTATTTGCACCTCCCGGGATTACCAGAGGTTGTTGTGCCAGTGCCGTCAATGCTCCTCCCTGTTGATTCGAGTACGTCAACATTCCGTTCCGCTTCTTCCTTGATGTTACATTGAGCAAAGATTTGCGTGAGGTCTTTTTGCGATAGGTTCGCTTGTTCATAGTGCGACGGGTGGGGTATGCGCGCTTTTTGCGGTAGGTTCGCTTCGACGTAGAACGCCTCTTGGCGGCGGAGCGTCGGTACGCCATTTTTTTTGGTTGGGAAATTTTGTTGAGACATACCCTTCGGGTATGTGGGCGAGGGGTATTTATAGGTGAGGGTGTGCCCTGTGTCCTGCTATAATATTAGTTCGCAGGACACGGTCGGGCACCTCGTGACTCATGTTATTTGTCAACAGTCGATATGTGCTTCTCACCTATGCACAATGCGGAGACCTCGAGGGGAGGGCTGTATCCGATCATATGTCTTCATTGGACGCTGAGTGTATCGTCGCATCAGAACTTCATCCTGAGACTGGAGGAGTTCATCTACATGTGTTTGTCGACTTCAAGCGGAAGTTTAGATCTCGAAACGTACGCGTATTCGATGTGGAAGGTCGGCACCCCAACGTTAGCCCTTCTAAGGGAACTCCAGAGAAAGGATATGATTACGCAATCAAGGATGGAAATGTTGTTGCGGGAGGGCTTGCTAGACCAGAGCCCAGGGGAGGAATGTCTATCGGAGCTCAGAAGGTCAGCAATGTCGCGCACCTCTGTGAAGATGCGGATGAATTTCTTGAGCTATGCGACGAAATGGATAGAGAAGATTTCATCAAGGGTTTCATTAATCGCCTCGCCTACGCCAAGTGGAGGTATAAACCCGAAGTTACTCAGTATGTCTCACCCGGAGGATTTGAGTTCCGAGGTGGGGAATTGGACGGACGAGATGATTGGTTGGCACAGTCTGGAATTGGATCTGGAGTGCCACTATTAGGTGAGTGACGCTGCGCTAGCAAGGAAAACTGTGTTCTAGGTCTTGCCTCAAGTGGGAACTCGGCGCTCGTCCCTCGCTGTACCCTCGCCCCATACGGCGCTTTCTTAATTTGAAGCTAACCGTATTAGACAGAAGAAAGAGTCTGATACTATATGGCCCGTCCCAATTGGGTAAAACATTGTGGGCCCGGTCATTAGGCAGACACGTAAGATTTGCCGGTATTTTCTCCGGCGCTAAGGCTTTTTCTGAATGCCCAGACGCCGATTATGCCATATTCGACGATATGAGAGGTGGAATTGCTTTTTTCCATATGTGGAAGGATTGGTTAGGATGCCAAGCAGAGTTTGACATCAAGGAAATGTACAGGGATCCTAGATCATTAAAGTGGGGAAAGCCAAGCATATGGCTGTCCAACAAGGATCCAAGAGAGGAAATGAGATGCGCAAAACCTGGGTCATTTGATGAGTCTGATATTTTATGGTTGGAAGCAAATTGTATTTTTGTGGAGATAAGCTCCGCTATTTTTACTTCTCGTGCCAGTATAGAGTAGAGTTGAAACGAATAGAAAGACGGT